ATATTCTTAAAACACCATCTGAAGCATTTGCTGAAGCTTGGGCGGCTCGTAATACAGGAAAAGAACTTCCCTCATATATAACTGAATATTTTAAAGAATTAGATAGACAATACTTTAATAAAAAATCATCCATACCTAAGCGCATCAAAACTGATGCAGAAAAGAATGATATTCAAAAAAGATGGGACGACCGATTTGTAAGAAACTTCAACCAAGCCAAAATAGAACAGAAGATTGGTGTAAAAAAAGGCAAAGAAATGACCTTCGAAGAAGCTAATGAGTTACGGGGAAACATTAATTATGGAAAAGCAAGCGAATATAGTGTAAATTGCCAGTCTTGCGTAGTTGCTAATGAATTGAGGAGACGTGGATATAATGTTACAGCTCTACCAAATCTTCAAAAGACAGGGAACATTCCATATGAGTTATCAATGCGGACCAATTGGGCATGGATCGACCCCAAGACTATGGTTATCCCTAAAAAACAGACTGCAGGAGGCATATATGATATAACAAGATCGGGAGCTTTAAAAAGCAAAAGTATAAAAGAGTTAACCAAAGAATTAGTTGAACTAGTAAAAGAACCGGGAAGATATCATATTGATTTTGCTTGGAAAGGCAAGAATTCTGGGCATATTATTACTCTGGAAAAATTACATAATGGAAAAATAATAATATATGACCCACAAACTGGAAAGATGAAAAATTGGAGAGAACTATCAAAGGAAATAAGTTTGAGATATGGAGTTAAT